TTGTGTTCGTGTACCCCCCCCACCCCCCTTCCACGCCGCGCCCCCCCGCCCCCCCCCTGCCATTGGTGGACGGGGTGGGGGCGCCGGATGGTTTGGAAAGGGTGGTCTTTTTTTTTTTTTTTTTTAAACGTAAGTAAATAAATGAACCCGTTTTTAAATTTATGTGCTATCTAATATTTTTAAAATCGTCGTCCATTATAACCACCACCTCCCCCATAATTCCGAAATCCTCCATATCCACCTCCACCTCCATATCCACCTCCGAATCCTCTGTTATTGTAGTTATTGTAAGGTCTGCCACCTCTGTTGCTATTGTATCCGTTGTAAGGACGGTTGAAACCGTAGTGTCCTCCTCCTCCCCCTCCTGCATATCGATTGTATGGTTGGCGGTAGCCACCCCTCTGTTGGTAATTAGATGACGGAGCCCATTGCCAACCCTTTGGATTAGCATCGTCAATTGATTTACTATCATCATCAGTGTTTTCTTTACTATTTTTGTCTGGTTGATCATCATCATCTACTTTCGGTTTTTTTTTGTCGTCTTTTTTCTCTTCTTCTAATTTACGTTTTGCTTTTGCTGTCCCTTGTATCGGACCCTCTTTCTCCATACCCTCTAAAGCCTTATTTAGTAACTCATCCATTTTTAATAATAATAATTATAATCTGTTTTATGAGACCTACACGGTGGCATCTGTTGCGGTTTGTCTACTAATTTACTTGATGTAATCTTGGTACTCGTTGTACGTGTAAACGTCGTATGTATATAATGTACTAGAATCTATGCAAAGTTACCATGTACTTCGGGGAATACAAGATATTTCTCATCCGTGAGTTTAAATTGAATATCAACTATGCCAAAAAAGGCCGGCGCTTCAGGGGCGGCTTCCGCGTGCAATGCTTTAGCATCCACGTCCGCTTGAAGTTGTGATTCCCTTATCCTCAGTGTATTCAAATTAACCATCCCGGAAGGGAAAGACACTGTGCGCGGGGTGGTGCCTACCACCACTTTCTTGGAAGAAACCACGTTTCCTGATCTCTCTCCGAAAATATGCAAAGTCATATTATCATAATTATATGACACCAGAGTCATTTTAAATACACTAAACGGTCTCTCACGAGTCATTACAAAATCGTTAACGGTGGTATCAGTATGAGCCAGCCTCGACCTGTTGGATGCGTTGAGAAGATTCAAAAAACCAGGTTCAGGTGGTTGAACGCTATTCAAATCCCGAGCGAGAATAATGTTTGGAGAAAAGTCAAATCCCATGTATACACTGAACTCGACATCTGAATCTTCGACTGGTTCAAAGAAATCCCAGTGTAATGTTCTAATCAGCTTGCGCCTGGCAGCCCGCCTGGCGTATTGTGGATCTGAACCTCTCTCCGTATCAGTGCCAACTGGCTGTGATTTTAGTAATGACAACACTTCGGAATCCATTTTACTTGTTTTATGAGCCTAAGTTTTGATAATCACTTATGTCTGGAACACCCGAGTTTCCGTTATTGTCCTTGGCCATTTGATGCAAGCTCGCTCTCATTCCATCGTCCACCGGCTGATTACCTTGTAATGTAATAGGGTTTACCGATATCGGGTTGGCCAACTCATTATTGAGTCGGGTTAATTGGCGTCTCCTTATGTTATAATCTGGGTAAACCCCGTCTGTGAATAAGAATACAACGTCAGGTTTTGGAGCCAGAACAGAAAACCCCGTCCCTATCCCTCTGAATACATATTGTATAACTTCAAGAGGGTCTGTCCCCCCTTGCGGGGTATGTAAACTCAACCATTTCTCAACGTATCCGCTAGAACTCTTGTTAGTATACGTTCCCAGTTCATATATTGGTTCAGTATAATCACTGAATAATAGAACTGTGAATAGTGTATTAGCCGCTAATCCCCGAATCGACCTCATAAGCTCGAAACGAACCACCGCCCATGCTAGTCCCTCTATACTCCCTGATTTGTCGATAATATAACAAATCCTTTTCCCGTCTATTTTTGATTTAACTCCGAGTAGTTCCGATGCGCTCGGTTGTGCTGTAAGGGTCGCAGGGGAACTTAATGTATATTCAGTTTGTATGTCTGTATTCCCGGTAAGGAATACAGGCGCACCTCCGACCCATGCAACCGTTCCCACGTTAAAATCTCTCAATAAGTTTTCGTTGTGGTCTGGTGATGCCATCCACGCCGTCAAAGCCTCTTTTGGAGCGCCTTCGGTGCCGCATGTGAAGTCAGCAGAATACCAAGCGTTTTCCGCGACTACTGTAGGGTTATCGAAACCCGCCAATCTCGCTCTAGTATAAACGTCCCCATCAGCAAAGTGGTTACCTCCGTTGCCTGTTGAGTCATTTTCCCGTGCAAGCATATGTGCAGCGGTATATAATCTCTCATCCCATGCAAGGACAGGAAGGCCTTTCTCAATTCTGTATTTGTTAATAATATCAAATAACTCTTCTTCACATGATTTATTTGGCAATCCCTCTTCAAGAGGATCCGGAGTCGGATTAGTAGGAGGATCAGTAGGAGGATTAGTAGGAGGATTAGTAGGAGGATCATCCTCTGGAGGATTAGTAGGAGGATCATCCTCTGGAGGATTAGTAGGAGGATCATCCTCTGGAGGATCAGTAGGGGGATCAGTAGGAGGATTATCTGGAGGATCAGTGTCTGGAGGATTAGTAGGAGGATCATTATCAGGATCATATCCTCCTCCTATTGGCGGTTTTGTATCATTATCAGGATTGTATCCTCCCCCTATCGGCGGGCGAATATAATCCTCGTGGTCACTATCACAATTAGGATCACCGACGTAGCATTCACAACTCCCATCCGGTCTCGGTTTTTTACAAGGCCTTTCTTCGTCTAATTCAACGGGGTTTTCAATATCGGGTTCAGGGCATGGTACTTCATCACCAGCATCGTCAAAGCATATTTCAGGTTCGTCACACGGTATTTCATTACCAGCCTCGTCATAACATGGCCCTGTGTCGATGTCCTCTATGTTAACTTCTTCCTCAGGCTCGACTTTAGAAGGATCATCATCGTCGTCGATACATGGTATTTCCATCCCTTCTTCGTCGAAGCATAGCATGTCATCTTCCGGATGTTCTGCGTGTGATTCGTCGTCTTCTTTTTCGTCTTCTGATGATGAGGAGTTATATGGAGTGAATAACCACACGCCATTATAACCGATTACTTTAGGGTCTGGACCCGGGTCTGGATCATCAGGGTTGAATGGAATATCACCCCCTCCTCCGTCATCGCAACAGCATTTTTTATACTGTTCACAGTCCATATCCGTTGTAACTCCCTCCGCATGAGGATCTTCCAATATATCATCCTCCACACCTTCAGTGTTGCCGCTGTCAATACCGAATTGTTCTGACGCTTCGCAACATGCGAACATACAGTCACACAAATTTTGTTGCGCCATTTTTTAGCACTATGTCTTGTAATAGAGAATCGTTCGATTGCAGTAATTGTAAAAATTTCTTACGGGTAAATCGTCCTGATTCGAACCCGTTCAGTTCAAATTATGCGATTGTGGGCTCGGGAAGTGCGGGGCCGCGTCCCGCTAACTCCTCTGTAAGAGCAGGAGTGTGTGAGTCGAAGAAGAAGAAGCCAAGGCTTGTCCCACCTCCGAAAGACGTTTTGTTCAATGATATCGGTTTTCCCGATGAAAGCTTAGGACAAGAACCCTTTCCAGCCACCATTTGTCCAACGCCGGATTTATTAACTCATAATGATAAGTATGAGGATGACGCTGAAGTATGGTTCTCTAAGCCCTCCGAACCAGATCCCCCTGAACCCACTGGGCCGGTACAGTACACCCCTGAATATACGATAACCTCTGAACAAAGTGGAGCTGATATGATAAGAAGCCAAACCGCTCTGTCTCAAGCAGTCCCAAGTGTGACAAGTCAAGATCCTGACGGGATTGGATGGCTCAGTGCAAGCCACTGGACGAACTCCACTTGGGATGGTATAGCGATCGATCCAACATCTATGACAACGGCACAGTTGTGTGCTTGGATACGACCATCCTCTCCCTATGTTGTTAGAGGACTCCGCGAAAGGTTTTATGAGTTAAACCCCTTTGCTGATAATACCAATCCAACTGTAGCAGAGATTGATAACTGGAATTTGGAGGTAATCCGTCATTTCCGGAATCTGTTCGGTAACACAACACCTGTTAATAATAGTGCCCGATTATTCCTTGAAGCCCGTTGGGCTAGTGAGCGGAAACGAACTACGGTATGGGATTCCGCCTATCCGGGAACCTTCGATTCGGCAGTAGGACCCTGTGTTGGAGGCACGAACTCTCATTGTGGAGCGGCGTTTTTTCCCGGACCAACGGACAGAGCAGATTATATTAGCGCCTTACCCTACAGTAATGATTTCTCGAAATATCCCGAGCTTTCACCCTACGATAATCGCTTTGCACAGGCAGAAGGTTTAGCAGGAGTGAACGCCGATATCCCGTGGTCTGTAAAGCTTGCTGTTATAATAGCAAACTGGATTTGTTCGGAAGGCCTATCAGGACACCCAGGTCCGTATGTCAACCCAATTACTGCTAGGGAGAATTTCGGTTCCGATTGGTGGTACACGACCGGTGGTGGTTTAGCCTTTAGAGGAAAATGGAGATAGTTCTTTAATCCTCATAAATTTCAATTCCAGATAATTATAACAGATACCATGTCGCTTCAAACTTACACCAAATCTTTGTTGGACCCCTTTGACAAGGGTATGTCCCAACCTAAATTGTTGGACGGTAAAGTTTCCCGTTCGTCTGGTATCCGTTTGCGCGCCACTGGTGAAATCACTTGTAATAGCAGCGGCTCGACCTATATCGCTCTAGTTCCTGGCGCATCTAATGTGCTTTGCTGGCGAGTCGATAATGACCCCGCAGTTCCAGAGGTAACTCCAACCCCCTTTCAGGGTCATCTCGATACTACGACTGATCGTGATAATGTGAAAGCAATCCGAACTGTTGGGACTGCCTTGCGTTTATCTCTTGTTAATTCAGCAGATCAGAATGAAGGTTATTGGGAAGCCGCCCGCGTTCCGACTAGCGCCCTTGATTTCTCTTTCACTGAGCCCGACCCTGTGGGTGCACCCGGTGTGTTAAATAGCGCGGCATATATGACTCTTGGAAATATGGACCTCTCCAATTTCCAAACCTATCTTACTGGAAAACTTCGTGATATTCACCGCTATCAGTTTAAGCTGAACGCCATCGATAACGATATTAATTTCTCCCGTATCCTCACTGAACCCCCTACTGTCGATCAGTTTGTGTCTGAGAAGTGGGATACTGTCATTATTAAGATCCACGGTCGCGTGGAAGTTGGAGCTCCCTCTATGATTATGTACGATTGTATTTCAGCCCAGGAAGTAATTTACAAGGAGAATACAGCTCTTGCTCGGCTAATGACTACATCTCCCTATGTTCCTCAAACGAAGAGTCTTTTGACACGCACTAGGTTCAATCCTCCAGGTGTTCAAATCTCTTAATTTAATTCTGCTTAATACGGATTAACCTCTGTTTCCTTTAAAGTATTCCTCCATGTAACCGATGATAGACCAAAGTTTAATTGAAAACTCTCTAATACGTTGTACAACCCGAAGGTCCCCGGCGATAGGACAGCCACCAGTCCAAAGCATCAACTGTTCGTCAAGTACTGCGGCGACTAATCCAATATAATCTCTATCGAATTGATCACAGATTTTGAATTCGGACCATTTGTAATCGAAAGGGTTAACTGTCATTGTTCGAGCCCACAACTGACTGTATGAGTGGTAAGACGGCACCATCGTGGTATAGCCATCAGATACCAGATATCTTTCGTATCCACCTCCTCCTATTACCGCAAGTCCTTCCGGGTTTTTAATTGGAGCGTCCCTGGTAGAAGTCCACAAGTCGACTATATCGTTCTTGATAAACTCCAGTTCAATGCTCCGCGCTTTGATATAAGTATGAGTTTGACACTCCACACACTCATGGCGGTGGTTGATCGGATTCAAACGCATTTTTGATTTTTTTGTGGTTTGTGAATATCGCGGTAAATGGCATGTTGAATCAATATTTTTTGTCGTTGTAATCATTGGTATCCAATGACGTTTCATCCTTAAATATGCATTCCCGGATCTGTAAACCAATGACGTTCCGTCCTTAATATGCATTCCCGGAAATCCGGCCTCGCGTGGTGTACATGCGCGGTGCGCGGTTCGAATTGTTGCGGAGGTTCAGTTTGCAACCTCATTTTTTAAAAGATGCCGAGCCCAATTATCACCAACCCGCATTACGGTCCTTGCCCTCGTGGTATTGGTAACATTAAACATATTAAGATGATCGATGCCGGAGAGAAATGTGTGTTTGATGACACTCCCTTCGTTGATGGACATACGTATTACTGTCTCCCTTGTAAGCATTATTTCTGTGGCAACTGCATCCGGAAGATGAGACGCGTCACTACGGAAGGTTTTATTACTGACGATGGGTGTGTTGAAACGCGTCTCCGTTGTTTTTGTGGACGCAGATACGGAGAGGAGGAGATTGTGAATGCGACACCTTTCCGTGCCTTAGTTCGTGGACAGGTAATTGAGTTGACTGATGACTACGTTAGTGTGAAACAGGAACGTTAATCTCTATAATTATTGCTGTTGATTGTTTGAAATAAACTCTATAAATTTTCGTCTCGTTTCTTGCGTATGCTCCAATCTCCTGACGCGCAGTTCGACTAGAGCTGAATGAATAGTCGTCATTGTTGAAACGAACACCATGATTGAAAATGCGACTGCGGTAACCGGCTCCATGTTCCTATTAATTTTTTTATAAGGAAGAAGTAATATGGTTCAACGCCTAATGTTTGAAACACCTATTTTCAGGTGCAAGCTTCAATGTGGCAGATGTAAGCATATTAAAGCTAACGGGGAACGATGTAGGAACCGCGTATGTTACGGTTCACCTATATGTTGGATCCATTCTAAACTCTTATACGGTATCAAAGTTGAAGCGTCTACAATCCCCGGTGCTGGAAAAGGTTTGTTTGCCACGCGTAACATTTCGTCTGGAGAATATATATGTCCGTATGCTGGCGAGCGTTTGAGCCAGCAATGCCTTGATTCCAGATATCCTGGCGATATAACAGCTCCCTATACTGTAGCTGTGCAGGCGTCTTATATAGATAGTGCTTGCGTTCGTGGGATAGCATCAATGTCCAACGGATTATTTAAATCCAATGGAACATCACGCGCAGCCCGCTATCATAACTGTGAAATCGTTGAGCGAACGCCTGGGCAACCGTGGTTACGTGCAACGAAGGACATCGCATGTAACAGTGAACTTCTAACCTATTATGGTGAAGAATTTAAAATTGAACAGACACATGTAACAAAACGCATGTCAGCTAACGATACACAACCTTGTTAAACCGCTATAAATTTAAAAATGGTAGATTTGAATTTGAATTCTGTTGCCTGGGAACCTGATCGGAAGAGGCCCCGGACCATAAAATCAGATCATGTCAACTCTAAATCGAAGCAGCGGAGTCCGATCCAAATCATGGTGCTTCACCATGAACAATTACACACCAGCCGATGTGGATCGACTTTCGCAACCGATTGCTGGTGTCCAGTATTTAATTTTCGGAAAAGAAGTCGCGCCGGATACGGGTACGCCTCATTTACAAGGTACTGTCTGTTTCCAATCCCGGAAACGACTCCCTCAAGTGGTGGCTATCCTAGGGCAATGCCATTGTTCGCTTACAAGGCATCTCTTGCAAAGTATCGAATATTGCAAGAAAGAAGGAGATTATATCGAATGGGGTACCGTCCCTTCGCAGCCTAGAAATACAGGGAAACGCTCCGATCTCGATCTGTTTAAAGAGTCTGTTAAAGGCGGGATGTACAAGCTCAGTGAACTTCGGGAAGCACATTCGTCTGTGTGCGCTCAATACCCCCGTTTTGTGAAGGAGTACCTTGATGATAATACGCCCCAGGTGTGTGTGGAGGCACATCCTTTACGCCAATGGCAGGAGGATTTAAATGCAATATTGCGCCGGCCACCAGATCCCCGCAGTATAATATTTGTTGTGGATGTCCGCGGAAATCAAGGCAAGAGTTGGTTTGCGAGGTATTTCTGCGAGCTCCATGATGATGCTCAAATCATCATTCCCGGGAAGAAGGCTGATATGGCATATGTTGCTAGGGAAGATGCAAGAGTCTTCTTTTTTGATGCTCCGAGAAGTAAACAAGGCGATTTTATTCAATATGATTTCTTAGAGGAGTTAAAGAACGGTTATTTTTTCAGTCCAAAATATGAAAGCCGTTTGAAGAAATTGAAAACCCCTCATGTGGTGGTATGTATGAACGAACGCCCAGATATGGAAAAATTGTCAGCCGATCGTTACCACATCATTACCTTAACGTAATATCCCCCTCACTTTTTTTTTTTTAAATCGTATTCGTTCCAGGTATCTAGTAATAGGTCGTTAAATTATCCGTTAGAGTTTATACTAGTTTCCGAGCACCGTCTGTACTGTTTACTTTTGATTTCCCTCCCTTCATTCCCTTCTTTAGTTTGTTTTGTTTGCTTTTGCTCTGTGATGAATGTGTGCAGTTCCCTTTGGCTTCTGTGTACTGTAGCGCGTAACTCCCGAACATGACAGTGAACATCATCCACAGTGCAAAGTATTTCATTATAACAGTATCTTTTGAAGTCTACAAGATGGAAGAACAGATTTAATAGCAGATCTACTCCAGAAATGATCAGTAAAATGTCGATAGTATCTTTGTTTTGCAACATATTTTTTTTTATGAGCATTTACCAAGGGTCTTGTAAAGGGTTAAACGAGTAGTCGTATATAATCATTTTAATTTCGTCGGGGATGTCTTGTGGCAGTGGGTACCACAAATCAAATATTTGCAATAAATCTCTCATCTTGATTTATGAGTCGTATATGTCAATACTAACTGTACTGACAGCTCGTCGTGAGTTGCCTAGATCTGTGAACGTCCGGTTTAATGCATAAGCGGAGCTGTTATGATCTCGCTTATTAACTGTTAATGTATGTGACTCGGGAGTGGGTACTGTTATCATCGTTTGTATGAAGTTATTAGCCATCGCACTTTCGACGCCATCATATGGATCAGCGCTAATCCCAACTGCTCGGTTCGGTTCAGGTGTTGCCGAACCGACCTCTTGACCGTCTAGTTTGAGGTAAAATGCACCGTCACTCCATTGTGAACTCTCGCCGTTCATCATTATTGATACGAATATTTTACTATCTCCAGTTGCGTGATCCTCTGATCTAGCTGCGTAAACGCCCCTTCTTTTAAATAATATCTGAATGTCGGATAAGGAGGATAAGTCATCTTTATTTTTTTATGAGCATTATTTTTTTGATTTCCGGTCGGTCTCCATAAAGCCTGAAAGTGATTTCTGGCTGAACAGCGTCTTGAATAAGTTTGTTTTAATATCTTTATAAGGATGTTTGCCTAAGATTGAAACATCCTTAAGGTTCCAGAAATCCAGTTCAAAATTAGAAGGTATACGCGAGATAGTGAAGTTTGGAAAGTTCCTTGCCAATGTATCGGGATGAGTCGGTTGTGCGCAAAGGATCAATATACCTTTGAGAACCCGGCATGATTCATCTGATGTATCTGTTTTGTAGATGATATGCGCATCAATTTTCTTGGATTCATTAACCAAGTGAATGTAATCCTCTTTGCTAGGTTTAAGCCTCGTAAATAGAAAGTACCTCGTCTTCATTCTGACAAAAAAATGATAAACCAATTTGAAATGCGTCCTTATTATTTCTAGTTTATTTGACACGACTGTTTCACGACCGGCCTCGCGCGGTGTTCTGACACCCCAGTTCTGATTTTTAGTTCTGATGTACTAGGTCGAATTCTCACAAACCATAATTTTTTAAAAAAAACCATGAATTCCGCTTATCTGAAAAGTCTTGGCCCGGAGTCTAAACGGTATGTCGATGACAAAGGAAACATAAAGAACCCGTCTGGGGATGTATACGTCTATGATGCGGGTAGCAATCTTATCGCAACGTCCGCCAAACCACGTGTTCCCGTGCGAGCTGGCAAGTTGCAGGCGACAACAGAAGAGCTGCTCAATTTGAAACATGCGATATTGAATGATAGTGATAAGTCGTTTGAAAAGCAGTTTAAACAAGCTGTCGCCCTTGTTGATAGTGCCTCATCATATGATGGTGAAGAGAGTCACGAACTCCTTGCCTTACGGTGGTGTTGGAATGTTTTGTATTGGAGACCTCGCAGGAATAAAATGACGGTATTCAAGAAGAATCCCAATAACCCATACGTTAAATAATGTAATTACGTATTTAGGTCATGGTTAGTGGTAATCTTGTAGTTTTTGAAATGTTTTTTTAGTTCTGAATCCATAATGTCGAAGACGTCTTCTTTGTGGTCTTCTAAACATAATATATCATCGTGAATAGTAAGGAATGGAATCCCCTTGCTTTTCAACCTAGCCCATATGCCAGACATAACCTGCACTTCGCTATATTGCAGTAACCATGCAAGGTTTGTATGCGTCTCTCTGTTATGTGGGTTTTTGTTTTCAATCCTGGATTTATATTGGTTTATCCAGTCAACCCAAGCAGTGTCACCCTTGATGAGTTTGCCGATATCATTCATCGGTTTTCCGAAAATCAGTTTGAATAGTAATTTTTTTGCGTCATCCCTTGTTTTAACCTCTTGACAATTTTCTTTTAATAACTCGTATACGTCCTGCCCATTGAAGATTGCGTCTGAGAAAGGGTTTGAACCGATATTCCTGTCGAGTATTTTCGCTAGAATTGTAGGCTGCATTTGTTTAACATCCAAGGAAACAACAGGTTTTCCATGGAATAATATTTTGCTCCGTAGATCATGCTTTAGATTAACAACAGGCGTGTGAACCCGGTTTGCGAACGCGTCGACTGTGAAGAATATACCCATATCCTTTTCCTTCCCGTCTAAAATTTTTTTTTTATGGTCTAGGAAAGCCCTGAAATATACCGGTATGCTGTCCTGTGGAACGTCTAGTTCAACGTGCATTAATTCGTTCCTCATATATATATGAAGCGGTGTAAGTGGAACCCGAGCCTTGGCTCTTTTTCTGGTTAAATCTAGAAGCCTGAGATTGACCGGTCCCTTTATGTTGTTAACTTTAAAGTTATCCCTCATATCGAATGAAATTTCACCCATTTCTTTGAGCCTCTGAAGTTGCAATCCCCACATCTCTCTAGGTCCATGTAGGAATTTACGAAGTTCGTATTGGTATACCTTCACTGTCTCATAGTCGGTTTGATCCTTCAGTCTATGTTTATGAATCGTTTTAGTCCTAATGTACGTTGTCAGAGGATGCTCCATCTTTTTTTTTTTTATGATCATTGTTTTTATCAAATACACATTTTTTTATAAAAAATTTCCGTGACGCATCATTTTTTAAATTGTCATTGGTGTCAGTGTCATTGGTGTCAGCGTTGCACCACGATTGACCCGGCGCGTCAATTCAGATTTTTTTTTACGCCCGGTATATCTAGATTAGACCATTTTTTTCAGTATGGCACCCCTGGTTCATTTAAAACGCGAGATAGAGGCACTCCGATTTGGTGTGCATTCGGCATGGCTAACCTCACCATCTTATTTCGTACCATCTTATGCGGAGTATGCTAAAAGTTGGGTGGTGTATCAAAACCCTTTCATGTTCAATTGGAGCCATTTCCAGGAAACGAATATTCATCATCGCTTCTATCTTCAACACGTCCTTGAATGTTTCCGCGCAAGTTACCCTTTCAACCTCCCTAATTTGAATGATGAGTTCCTCTTGTATAAGTTCCGCCGCTTTGTTGCTCGTTTGGAGGTATTATGGAATTACTGCGTAGTTACTCATAAATAATATAATGGACCAACTTGAACAACAATTGCATGATTATATTAGGCGATATCATCGCGCCGATGACCGCCAACGTCCCTCTGTGCGGAAGAATGTAAATCCAAAGGTTTGGGGGCCGCCTGGTTGGGCATTCATCGATAAAATTGTGGAGGGTTACCCCGATAAGCCCGGCCGCCGGGATAGGATACACATGTTGGAGTTCCTCACATCTTTAGGGCATGTTTTACCTTGTGCTGATTGTCGTGCTAACCATATAGCGTTTAGTAAACGCCATCCTCCAAAGAATTATGTAAATAGTAAAGAGAATGTGCGAAAATGGATCCGCCTCTATAAAAGAATGAAAAAATAATATTTATAAATTAACAAATTCGTCCAACCCCTCTATAGTATCTGATCTAACGGAACACGCACAAGGTTGCGGGTCCTTTGGGACTACCCCAGTCACTTGAATTGGGTCTTGAATGACTGGATCTTGAATTGGGTCTTGAACGATCGGATCTTGAATTGGGTCTTGAACGATCGGATCTTGAATTGGGTCTTGAACGATCGGATCCTGAATTGGTTCAAGAACGATTGGTTCTTGAACGACCTCGTCATCTGCACATCCAACCCCAGCTATTTGACAACAGTCTATTCCGGGATGGTCGTTGTGACAGATCGCTTGCGGTCCTAGTCTGCAGCAGTTGTAGGCGGTTATCGTATTAGGTCTACTCATGTTGGAAAAATTATAAGAACCATAAAAAAATAAACGATATGTATTGTTCTTGTATGACCCAAGGCGGTTGCAATTGCAACTGCCGTAATATTCCCTTACCCCAGCTTTGCTGTTATTATAATTGTTTGAATAAACCACTTGAACAACCCCCTCTGAAGAAACCAAAGACTGAAAATTTCAGTGAACGTGATGATCAAACGAATGTACCGGATGTACCCTTAAAACCGTCACGTCCAATCCCTCCTCCTGAAGAAGAACCTCCTGCTCCTCCTCCTGAAGAAGAAGAAGAAGCGAATATCCCTCTGTTGGAAGATACTGTATTTGCCGAAACACTTGAACCAACTGAAGATATTGTCAATGCTGACTATGAAGAAGATCCCCCGCTGAAGGTCCTCGACGAACGAACCTTTACACCATCAGTCTCCCATAGCCAAATGGTGTCCTCCGGTAGCCAAGCCCCTATTGGATCCCCCATCCCTTGGAACGGGTCCCCGCTCCCTTGGCGTGGCAAAACTCCCTCCCAACTCTGTAAAATGTTTTACCCTGATGGCACATCTAACCTTATAGGTATTCATGCACTCTATGATCGTTTACGTCCATTTGAAGATGAAAATGCTCCAACTGTAACAGAGATTGACAACTGGAATTTAGAAGTCCTTCGCTATTTCCGCCGGTTAATCGGTAATACAGCCCCTTTCACTTATGATCAAAGATTGTTCCTGCAAGCCCGTTGGGCTGATGAACGTAAGTATTCAAAGAAATGGGATTCTAGTTATCCCGCGACTAAAAGTGGAGCTGGACCTTGTCCTGTTGGAAGCGGAGCCCATTGCGGTTGGTTATTTGTCCCGAATTGTATTGATCAACAACCGTATTTGGAGGAATATCCTGAATTGGAATGCATAACGAGTCCCCTTTATGATGGCGGTCATGGGGAAGGTATCAGTAGTGTAAAAAACGAAGTACCTTGGGCGAATAAGCTCGCTGATGCTCTAAAGCTATTTTTGTGTTTGGATGGCCATGAGAAACATATGGGCCCCATTTTCGGTAAGGAATTTGGTGGTACTGGTGTAACGTATAAATCCGGCCGAACAAGGGTCGGCATTTCATTCTGGGATAAAGGAAACGGCCGTTCCTCTGTTCGGTTTAAATGGGGTGGAAAAGTTTAGATTTTAAATAAATACTTTTAAGTATAATTCAGCTAGCATGCGCGCGTCCTCTAATGCGCTGTGACAATCCCTCTTTTTCTTGTCGGTTAGACCGAATTTGTTGCATAGAGCATCTAATGTATTGTCTTCTCCTGGGAATATCGATCTAGCAATTGCCAGTGTATCAACGTAATTGAATGTCTGTGTCGGTTTATCTTTTTCTTTGAGTATACTGAATTCTTTGTTGAGGAATGCAATGTCGAACGGGGCGTTGTGGATGATCACTGTATCCCCTCCTATGAAATCCAAGAACGGTTTAACGATGTCCTTGAATAATGGTTTGTCTTTTAAGAATTCGTCTGACGTCCCATGTATGTTTTTAGCCTTCGCGCTTATTTTCATTTGTGGGTTGACGAACGCGTGAAATTCTTTCCCTGTGATAACCCCATGAACTATTTCAACACACGCAATTTCTATAATCCTGTGATCTTTGCATACATTTCCTTTATAATTTAAACCTGTAGTTTCTGTGTCGACGGCTATCAACCTCATTGTCTTTCATTTATTCACTGTCAGTGTCGATAAAATCTTGGCAACAAGAAAAGACGTAAAAAAACCAAATATCTAAGACGTCGTGGAGTTGTAAGCTCTTGCACCATTTATCACCTCCTTCATGTCTGATCCTGTGTGATTCAATCATTTCAACCGCCATCACTGCGCTGCACCTGCATTTTACCTGTAGGAGAAGTTCGTCGCTGAATAGGTTTTCAACCCAGCCATCTTCGACTCCATCGATCCCTAGAAGTGTAGCACGTGATGTTTCGTCTCTGATTGGTTGAACAAGGTCTTCAGCAGTGAAGTATTTATAGGCCACGCCATTTGGGATGGCCGCCATTTTGTCGACAGGTCTGCGAAAGCCATTATCACTGCTGATTGCGAGCCACCACTTCATTTTTCCCGTATTTGTGTGTGAAAATGCGGTATTTGTCGGTGTTGGTCTGTCATTGGGGGGTGTCATTGGTGTCAATGACGCGCTGGAAAAAATACGACTAAATGAGTCGTGGACACGAGGTGAGAAAAACCATTATTACCTCACCTCGTGTCCATGTCCATCGTACAGTTTTACTATACGATTATGAGACCTTGGACACGCGTTATGCGAAATCCGTGTTTGACGTCATCTTATGTCCGGGATATGTCGTATCCTGACGTCAAATTCCTCGCATAACGAGCCCCGCGGCGATTGAGCGGTCCCCCCCCCTAATATTTATATATATGTATATGCATATGTATTTGAGTCTATATATATATTTTTTTAAATAGAAACATACATATATCTATTCATGTATTTTTTTATTTAAGTCCGCATTTGCATGTTTCTTTTTTGATAGCTGTTTTTACTGGTATAGCTTTCCTTGTTTTAATTGTTTTTGTTTTTGTTTTTGTTTTTGTTTTTGTTTTTGTTTTTGTTGGTTTAGCCTTAATGTTTAAAGGGCATTCAATAACTGTATTTTTTCCGCATGTTTTATTTTTTTGTATACATGATTTCCCGCATTTTTTTCCTTTAGAACAAGTTTTACTCATGTTTAAGTTAATTATAACGTTATTTTTTTTATGTGTTTAATTAAATGATAGTGTAAGAGTTGCTGTGCAACCCTTATTATTTACTGTATTTTTTTGGGTTGTGAAATTAGATTGATTAGTATCTGTATTTGTTTGAGTATTTTGAGTTGTAGTCGTTTGTGGTGTTGCAACGAATTTACCGGTAGCATCTCGCCATCTGCCAATACTGTGATCGTACCCGGCTTTACCCGGTTCGTAAGCATCGTCATTGCAAGGACAATCCCCCTGTTTTAATGCGTTAAGCGCCGCTTGCGTACATACGTCGCAATCCTCTTCTCCCCCTGTAAGCTCCTCTAAAGTAGGCTCAGATTGAGCCTCATCTTCCGCTATGCCCCCGTCAAATGTTTCACCTGTTTCTTCGTATACATTGTCGCACCCGTTTTCTTCTCCGTAATAGCAACCTGATTCTTCGGAACAGTTCATTGTTTCGTCGGTTTGGTTAGTGTTTGGTTGTGGGTCTTCGGTGTCGTTAGTACCCTGGTTAAAATTTTGTGTGCACGTCTGTGTACTGTTTGGTTGTGATTGCGCAATCGCGTTTTGTAGGCTTGAAGGCCTATCCCTTTGAATTATATCTTTAATTATTTTGTCTCTTAACTCTTGAGTATCAAGTGGACAATATGCTTTCGTTCGCTTAGTGGACGGGTCCTCCTCGTCCTCTCTGTCTCTTTTCTTCTTGAATTCTTCTGCTGCGTCTATCAACATCTTCGCTAAATCCTCCTTTGCGGCTTTGTTTTGCGTGCATAAATCATCCTCCCTAACTCTCTTGTTTGTTTCCTGACCACTGTCGTCGACAAGCATTTCAATGACATCCCGGTACATGTTATCACATTTTGAAAAATCATAGTCGCCATATGTCTCGCGGTAGCAACCCATGTAACCATTTCCTTCGTGGTATTTGTAGTCATCTCCACAGTCTTCAACAGCCCTTAACTTTCCGCACGCTAAAAATTTCCAATTTTCGTCTATGTTATTCCCCTCTATAAATGGAACAGTGCCACTTCCGCATTTTGGAAACGAGTCTTTTAACAGATCCTCCATTATTTAGAATTTTTTTTTATGTGATTATTGTTATTATCTAGTAATAGAACATACGCCGGTGCTGCAACCCGTTGTAGCTTGTGTTGTAGCAGTAGGACCCTGTGTTGGAGGGTAACAGCAGTTGTTAGCGCCAGTGGCGCTACCGGCCGGTGTTGCAACAACCCGTGCCGGACACCCTCTTGCAGCTAATGCATCTTCGATATCTCGGAATAAATCGTCGCATTGTCTTTGCCTATCTCGTTCTGCTTGTTGACATTGCGCCCAGCAAGTGTTTTCCGGAGCCGTTTGGACTGGTTTAGATAGAAGACATTGGACATTATCACCGCCTGTATCGCTGGTAGTTCCGGTATTTGTTGTTCCGGTATTTGTTGTCCCAGTATTTGTTGTTCCGGTATTTGTTCCACCTGTGCCACCTGTGGCACCCGGCGGGTCTGTATATCCCACCGCTGTTTCTCCTGGTCTTGACGCAGAACCTGTGCCTGGGTCTGCCCTTTCTGATGGGTTATAGTTTGATACTACTTGGTCAACTAATGCATCCATTTTAGCTTAATTTAATTTTATGCGCCTATAGATCACTATCATCTGAAATAAGGTTTATTGGGCGTTTACCCAAGTCGACGGAAGTATCCATCTGAGTGGCAGTACAGGCAGCGATTTCAGCATCTAAAGCAGCGGTAGCACCTGGTGCTGGAAGGGTGCATGTAGTGCACCCCGTCGATGCAGCCGCCTTTGTAGGCGCCTTGCAACTGCTACTTGATTTTGATTTGTATGCTCTTATAACTGACGGACACCCCGCTTGTTTAAGCGCATATGCGACCCGTTTTCTAGTTACATCACATTTTTTGTCATGGTTTTTTTTCGCCAATTCGCATTTGTTACATTCTGAAAGTCCCTCTCCAGCCGCTTCCGGTGGGTCTCTGAATGTGTTAAAGAGATTCTGTGCTGCGCTTGCATCTAATCCATTATCAGCTGGTTTGATGAACTCCGCCCACGCTCCTTCATCACACGCTGCACCGGTAGTACCGGTGGCAGGGTTGGTGTCGCCAGATGCTCTGAAAAGGTCGTTCATTTTTTTTTAAAAATATAACGTAATTAATCCAATTATTTTTTTATGTGAACATCCTACTTTCTAGTGCTTCTCTTTTTTCCCGATCTTGATGTCGTCGCGGTTGTTGTTGACTTTGTTGTGGAACAACTTTTTTTGGATGGCTTCTTGTAAGCTCTTACTGATGACGGACATCCCGCCTGTTTAAGTGCATATGCGATTCGCTTTCTAGTCGCATCACATTTTTTGTCTTGGTTTTTTTTCGCCAATTCGCATTTGTTACATTCTGAAAGTCCCTCTCCAGCCGCTTCCGGTGGGTCTCTGAATGTGTTAAAGAGATTCTGTGCTGCGCTTGCATCTAAGCCAGTCTCAGTCGGCTTGAGGAACTCCGCCCACGCTCCTTCATCACACGCTGCACCGGTAGTACCGGTAGTATTGGTGGCAGGGTTGGTGTCGCCAGATGCTCTGAAAAGGTCGTTCATTT